CCTTGCAAACAAACTTATATCTTTTAGCCCACGATGGAGCTATTTGAGTAGGTGGTATTGTTACTCTTATTCTATTTTGTCTCCAAGAGTATTCACATGGAACATGTTCTGTGTTGAATTGACTAACTAAAGCAGTTGTTGCTCTATTAAATTCATCCATGTAAACTATACCTATCTCATATCCTCTATTACTATGTAAGCTTTTTGGAGATGATGAAGATTGATAATAAGCCTCAACACTCGTTACATTTGGATATATTGTAGCATATTGCGTTGGTGAATTAGGATCAATCGCATACTGCATTGCAGGAATTTCAAACTTGAAAAAAATAGATGAAGGTGATAATATAACTAAACTTACAGGTTCATTAGGCGCTGTTATTCCACTTTGATATTTATACATATCCCCCAATGAGGACGATACTGTATTTGACCAAGCACAATTTATTTGATCTGTAAAAGTAAACCCATCACACGATGTCTCGTCTCCCAATATTGGAGAATAGACAGGAAGAATATTAAATGAAGTTCCTACTGCACTTTGGAATTCATTACTTGTAACCATAGCATATACGGATGGATAGTCAACAGGTAATGTAAATGAGAAAATAACATCAAAAGCCGGAGGGAGAGATGATGCAATAGTATTACCTGATTGCTCTGCAGGATCAATAGTTATATCTATATTAATAGATGATCCGGCTATTAATGGAGTTTCATCCAAATCTATTGTTATTCCAAATCCTCCAAGTGAATTTGATGGAAAAGGAGCGTCAATAGTATAATCAACTAACATCTCTGATGTTGATGCGATATCATTAAATCCAATTATCACGGACTCAAGATCGGTTTGATATTCAAGTCTCGTTGGTTATCCGTATTTGGTTATTAAATCATATCCTTCAATGTAGTTTCCGTACATCAATCTATTGCCCATTACAGTCTGAGCTTTAGCTAATCTTGGAACATTATCGTAAAGCCTAAGTATTTCAGCTTCTGATAAAACAGTAAATATTTTACTGTTATTAAAACTGAAAGTTTGAATAGAATTGTCAGGCAAACCTAACAAGTCTTTATCAAGCTTTTCAATAACCTTGATAATATTATTATCAGATTGCTTAAATAATAAATCAATCCCCACTACGAGTTCACCACCTGTATCATAAGAAACAATAGCGGTATTGAACGTATTCTTCATCCCTTCATTCAAGTAGCTATTGCTACTAAATCTAAATGCAGATGGCGAAAACGCAATATCAGACCACTGTGATGTGGCTGAATATTCCCCGTCAATATATCTGTACCTATAAGCAAAAGAAACAAATCTCGTTTCTAAATAATTGTTTTGATCTCCCTGTTGTATAAGTTGAATGGTAGGAGATTGTGTAGGAGGTCTTTTAATGACAAGTAAAGACTCAGCTAATATCTCAGCAGCAGCCAAACTACCGGCATCTATGTTTGAGACAGGGACAGGATAAGATCTTGTTACATTTATAAATCTTGGTTGATTATAATCATCAGTAAAGAAAAGTAAATCTCCAATTTTATTTACCCCCGTTATCAAATAACTTGGATTAAAATTCAGTGTCGTAAATAATCCTGTTCCATTATCAACTGATATCACATGATATGTAAGAATAGTGGTAAGGGTATTATACGAAACAATAAGATCAAGCTTACCTGTAGCTACAGGAGCAGTGCAGTTAGGATCATGTACAAACCAATACAAAGTCTCATTGGCACCATCTGCATAAGCTCCTATGCATCTTGCATTCTCACTTAAAGGAGTTCCATCAATATATGTTAGAGCTGTTAATGATAAATTGCCTTTAGTGTTTTCAATAACACCAATCTCTGAGTTCTCTGTAGAACCCATTCGGACATTCATAGCATCGATGTACTGACCATCAGGAACAAGTCGTTCATCAACGACCTTATTCATTTTGCCTGCAGTAAAATTTCTTGTAATATTAGCCATGTTATTTTATCATCTTATCCATTCCCCTTAAATTCATTAGCAATCTTCCGGGATGGATATTGCTCATTCTAATCTTAGCGTTTCTAAAAAGTGCAGTTTTCCTTTTCCTTGCTCTTGCTATCACATATTCTTGAACGCCTAATTTAGAACTTAAAATGGCATATTCAATAGCAGCATAAACATAATCTTCAAATAATTTATTTACACTTACCAATGAGTCATCTCCATTCTCCATTCCATCTGATATGTACTCAAGGATGCAAAGCTCACCCATCATCAACGAGTCAAAGTTAATCACTCCTGCCTTTTTATCAATGGTAAAAGTTGGATTATAATTAGCTGTCTCTGTATTCAATCCATAGGCAGCTCCAATCCGGTAATTGAAATACCAATTACCATCTATGCACCATCCCCACTGATTATCGTATGGGCTATTTCTATTTAGATATAAACTCTTTTGAAGATTGTGCAATCTTTGATAATCAAGGATTGAGCTTTGAGGCTCAAGGATATTACCATTGATATCAAAAAGAATATTTCCGGAGTTATCCTGAAGATATGCATTTGAAGACATCACCTGAATATTCTCAGTCAATGGCCTAAGCCATCCGTCTTTATATAATGATATTCTAACCCAATTAACAAAGTCAGATGGAAGAACAAACCGGAGAGAATCTGCAACACTAAGCTCCAATACTTTCACTTCTTTAAAAGCATCGTAGTTCAATTCCTGAATAGATCTCTTAGCATGGAACAATACTTTGTATCTCTCTTCATTGTTTACTAATGAATGATTACCTGCATACATCAACATAAAATTGTTGACAATATCAAATAGACTAACATATTGGTACGATCCCCAATTTGCATTCTGAGGATTGTTTCCATTGTTGTCGTAATATTCGTATTGAGATATATAAGCCATTTGCTATATTATTGTTTTTGACTGAATGTTGGTTCTTCATGTTGCTCTTGAGCTATAGCATATTGAGCTACCTGAATCTCTCTAATTGATATTCCGGAGTATTGAAGAATCTTCATTACTAATTTGTACTCATCCTCAGCAGGCAATTCAAAATCTTGATAGTCAGGTTGAGACTGATCGAATGCCGGCTCACCATTTGCAAGTGAAATGTATGTCCACTTTGGATCTTTAGGATATCTAAAGTATGTAGCTTTAACAAGGCCATATCCTTTTATTGTTGACGGATAGACATACATTATATTGTTTTCAATTGAGTATGCCGGGAACATTGTGTTTGGAGCAGTAAGCTTTGATGCATTCAACATTGATACTTTACCTTGTGATACCGCCTCTAATTCTGAATAACTATAAGGAGATAGAACTAAGTATTGATCACCTGCAACTAAAAATATATCGTCAGATATTGATATGTTATTAGCTCCAATAAAATCAGTCACGTATGAAGATTGATAAGTTGTGGCATTGATAACAAAATCATCTTGCACAACGGCAGGAGGAGATGTAAAATCTTGTGATATATCAGTTAAGAAATATGCTCCCGGAAATCCTGATATACCGGATTTCTTGACCTCAGTATATAACAAAACCTTTAAGAACATGTAAGCTTCATTACCTGTTGTAGTCAATGACGGAGTCATATATCCATTGTAAGGAAGAATAAGACCGGTTTGATAAGAGGTTCGAGTAGCAGGATGAAGAAAGCTTTCAGTTAAAAAAGTCTCTAATACTTCTTGAAATGCTTTTGTAATATCTGCAAAATCAGATCCAACAGACCTTTGATTTTGACCATTAATCAGTTTATTATAGTTGCTAAAATACTCATCATATATTTCCAACTGAGCTTGCTTTGCATACAAGTTAAAATCAGATGGAGAGATATAGCCGTAATTGTTCTTATTTAAAACTGAGAGAACCGTATTCCTTACTGAATTAATCATGTTTTTACTTTTTTACAAATATACATCAAAAAAAATAGGGGCTAATAAGCCCCTATATTTTTAAATGATTATATGATTATTCCTCACATAAATGAGACTCCAACATCTTCAATGAATCCAACCTTTCGTCACTTTGCAAGTATGACCATGCCCTTTCAAAAGCATCTACATTAAAAGAGTTTTAAAACATTTTTTTTTTCATTTTTTGGGTTTGGAAAAGGAAATA